ACCACAGGCAGTTAAAATCGTTAATAATAATATACTCAAATATCTCATAATTTTCTCCAAAAATTCTTTAAAGAGAGATACCCCACAGCAGTTCCATTAGGACTAGACCCATTATCATCGATACGTTCTGTGTCTGCACGAATAGGCTCTGTGTCAGTATCGAATTTGAGGGTCGCCAGAGTGGGATACCCCAATTCTTAACGTCTATTATAGTAAAAAGCATAGGGCAGTGTCAATAGGAAAAATCCTTAAATTTAGATTGTTTATCAGATATCTCATCTTCATAATTATCTGCCGCATCAATCAATTCTTCCTGTGCTTCCTGTTCACAATCATACAATTTCATACGACTTCTATCAATCCCTATAACGAATCGTTTAAAGACCGTTGGATCATTATATCGGTTCTTTAACTGTTTAATAACTATTTGGTCTAATTCTTCTAATTCATCAGATGTAATCATTGCAAACATAAAATCTGCTGTTGTTGGTAATCCAAATGATTCAGATGTATCTGTTAAACCAATATCAGTAGAACCAAAGCCACTTCTTGTGGTTTGAGTTGCACTCATAATTGGAACATTATATTCCACAGCCAGACCTCTTATTTCTTCTGCAATACTTTTAACTAATGTGTATGAGTTTGCACCTGCGCCTGGCCGAATTCTGTTTGATGCACAGATATTTAAATAATCAATGAAGATTACATTGGGTCTAAAATCTTTCTTAATCTCTAACTCTTGGAGTAAGTGTCTGAAATGACCTACATGAGCTGCGGCAGTTGGATATTCTTTAGTAACTAACTTCCCCTTAGTTTTTTCCTTAATCTTATCAATCCTTTTAGTAAACATTTTCTTAGAAAGATCAGGTAATTCTTTCATAGGAATATTCATGATGTTCGCATCTATTCTCTCTGCAATTCTTTCCTCACTCATTTCAAGTGTAATGTAAAGAACATTTTTACCCATCATAAGACTTGCACTTGCCATGTGACACATGAACAATGATTTACCTACCCCTGTTCCTGCCAAACAAATGTTAAGTGTCTTATTGGGTAATCCACCCTTGGTGATCTTATTGAAATATTCTAAATCAAATGGAAGTTTCTCTTCTTCCGTATGATAAAAATCGAATCTTCGTTCTTCATCTTCAAGTTGATCATGACCTATGGATACGTCAAAAGACACGGAAAGTGCATCCTTAAGAAGTTCGGGTATTTCACCTGTAGACCTTTTTGATTTCTTGTCAATGACTTCGATACTGTCCATGACTGCAATATAGATTGCTCTATCTTTGCACCATTTTTCAGTTTCATCAACCAACCAGTCTTGTGGTGTAGCTTCTTTATTTTTACCAATTATCTCTACAATAGATTTGGAGTTCTTAACAACTACTTCATTAAGAGAAGTGTTGTTGTCAAGATTTATGAGAAGTGCCTCTATTGTTGGAGTTTTGGTATACTTATAGAAGTATGTCTGTATCTCTGAAAATACAGTTTTTTCATCACTCTCAGTGAAATACGCCGACTTCAGAAAAGGAATTACTTTCCGTGAATATTCTTCACTCTGAACTAGATTCTTGAGAATCGTCTGTTCTAACCGTTGTTCCATAACTAAAATATCTTTGTGCTGCTTCTTCCAATTGTATCATTACATCTTCTGTAAAATACTTCTTGGGATTATTATTAATTGTTTTTGCAAACTCTGTTTTACCTGTGGGTAGTAATACCCTTGTGGATGCCTTTTTGAAAATATCAAATGCAAGTGCCATGTCTAATAAACCATAGTATCTATCGAGTCCTTTGTCATAAGTTAATCTGACATCGACTACTCTATTCTCTACGGTTAACCTAGATTTTGCGTTCTTGCAATGGATAATGTTTCCAATGACCGTTGTTCCTTCTTTTTCTTTCTTCCTAGAAAGATATATAATTGATGATGCCGCATACTTAAGACCTGATCCACCACCCATCTCTTTTTGTGGGAACATAGAACCAATAACATCGTAAGTATGATTAGTGACAATCATAGGAACTTTTGCACGACCAAGTTTTAAGGTAAGAACTCTAAATGTTCCTTTAACGATTTGAGCTCGTGTCATATCACGAGTTTCTTTCCCCTCGGCAGTGTCTTCTATTTCTTTAGTTGTGGATAACATCCCAAGTGAATCTATTACAAACAACATAGGTGGTCTTTTAGACTCTTCTGTTTCTAGATATTTGTTTAAAATACTTAACGCTTGAAAACGAAACTCTTGAACAGTGACTACTGGAAGAATTATGACTCGTTTTGAATCGATACCTCTTGATTCAATCATATCTTTTGATAATGCAGATTCACTCTCAAAGAAAACAACTGCAGCTTTGGGATTATCCTCAAGGAACTTTTGACAAATTCCTAAGGCAAAATAGGTTTTACCTGTTGCAGATTCCCCTGCGAGTGCTGTGATTTTGTTTGATGCAAGTCCACCATAAAGTGAACCGCTTAAGAGTGCATTAAAAATGTATGATCCAGTATCAATAAATGAATCAACATCACCAGCTGCAACTCCTTCGGAAACAAGACTTGCATATTCATTTCCACTGGATTTGATTAAGTCTTTAATGAATGACATAAACACCTCTCATAATGTATATACATTATATCATGAAATTGGGGAAATTGACTAGAGGGTTTTTACTTTTTACTGTTATTATATTTTTCACACATCTCATCTTCACCATTCAACCACCTCTCTTCGATCATGACTTTGATTTGATGAATTTGCATTTCAACGCATAAAAGAGATACGAAAAGAACTCCTATTAGAGAAAGATATAATATGTCTAGTGTTGTTATGTCCATGGTTATGCTAATCCTTTTTTAATCAGGTATTTTCGGTTTTTTAAATGACCTTTTTTAATATCATCTTTACTTTGTCCATGATATGGAACTGCATGATGTGCTTTAATAGCCATGTCGTTCCAACATTCTGTCTTATCAGGATTATATAAATTACCTAATATTCTACCAAACTTTCCCTTTGAAGAACTTTCAACAAGTATATAATCATATTTATCAATCCAAGCTACTAAATAGTCTTTTGCAAGAAAACCGAATTTCTTCTCTACTTTATCTCTTGTCCGACTCTCAGGTGTATCTATACCCACGAGTCTAACTCGTCCTTTTTGAAAGAAGTTGAAGCCGAGGTCTAACATCACATCAATGGTGTCACCATCAACAACTCTTAATACTTTCGCCTTATAGATAAAGGGATTCATAATTCTATTTATTGAAAAAAGGAATCCAAACTCGCAACTGGTTCGACATTCCAATTTATTAAATTGATAACTGCTTTCAATGGTTCTACAAATGACTTGTCAAATTGTTTATCATAATCCACATACTTCCTTAGATCGAATTCCTTAGGGAAAACATTTGTAAAAGATATGACATTTTCATTCAACGTATTGGGTATTGTTAAATAAGTGAAGTGTATTTTATCCCCATTTTTAATTAATTCATACCGTTTATCAATGTTCTTTTGTTTAAGTAAGTGATTGTATAACAATGCACCCCTAACATGAATTGGTGTTCCCTTTGAATATATGTTAGATACGTCTGAATACTGTTGTAAATTATTACACCCTCTAGGGAAAGCAGCCTCTTCGGGTGGAAGATTTCTAAATTCTTTTCTTGATGTCTCTACAAATTCCCACAACTCTTCTTCTGTTCCTTGCATTACTACATTGAATGCCTCTGTTAATTTACCTCTAACCCACTGTGGTGTTGAACTCTTTGCAGTTTCAATACCCATCATTTTGAGTTTAGGTTCGCGAAGTCTAACCCCTTCATTGTCGTGAACATTTAAAATATATCGTTTCTTTGCAGTCCAAATACCTCTATCTGCAATCACCTCTCTACCCATGTCCATCTTTTGTTGGAATGCATTGGTGTATTTTGCGAGGTCTTCAAATCCATCCGTCAAAACACCCTCGATTTTATCCTTTGCAATTGTATCCAAGAAGTCAATAATCTTTGATTTTGGAGTGTCTTTGGGAAACACTTCCGACACTAGTTTGTCTAAGGTTATATAAAGTGAATCCGTATCCATTGCAATCACATAATCTTCATCCTCAGTTTGAAGAATCTCATTAAGATATTTGTTAATGGTTTTTTCTGCCCATTGAATCACCAATTGTCCTGATGTCGTAATTGCCTCTGCAAGGTCTATACTAAAGAATGCGAAATATTGGTTCGCAAGAGCTCCATATGCGGAGTTTAATGCGATCTTTCTTACTTGTTGATTGTTATATGCTCTTTTAATTAAAACGTCTAATTTCGTTCTTCTGTCGGCATCTGCGGTCTGATATTCAACCTGATACTCAATCATCTTTTTCTTCCACAATCGTCTCTCATCGTAGAATTTTTCCATGAGTTCGGGAAGGAATCCTTGTTTATCTCTCTTGAATAACACTCCATTAGGTGTCACAGTATGTTTCTTAAGATAAGATAAATCAACTTCCTCATTCAATATCTTCTTTATACTGACATCCTGTTTGTCACCCTTCACCATTTTCTCAGGTGAAATATTATACTGCATAATCAAATGTGGGTATAGACTGTTTAAGTCAAACGACACTACCCAATCATGACCACCTATTTGTGGTTCCTTAACGTATGCACCTATAATAGAATGAGTTTTCTGAGTATAATTAAGTCTCTGTGGTGGAGTTGCAATCTTTTGTTCCTTTAAGAAGTTATAAATTATGGTTTCCCAATACTTCACCATCCCAAAAGTATCATTATAATTACACTTTGCATTATAAGACATTGCCTGAACTAACTCAATCAATCCAAGTTTATCTTCCAACTCTTCAACTAAAACTGCATCCTTGACATTATACTCAAGAAACTTTGGATAGTTCTCTTGGTAAAGTGTGTGAAGACTTCCATACTCAGAATAATCTAACTTACCTTTACCCAACTCTACATTTGCAATATGGTTTAATGAATAGGATTCCTGATTGATAAAAGTATGTTTACGATATAGTTCTAGATAATCAAGAATGTTAATACCATACAAAGTGTATGCCATGTTCTTATCACGATATTGACCACCAACCCATTCTCTAACCTGACTCATTCCCCATGGAGAAAGTTTTTTATGTTCATCCTCACCAAGAATCTTGTCAATACGATTACACAAATAAGTGATATCAAATGTATCAACATTCCATCCTGTAATGATATCGAAAGACTGTTTTCTCCAATATGCAATAAACTGTCTGAGAAGATCAGGTTCATTTTCACAATTATGATAAACAACACCTTTTTTCTCCCAAGGGCCGATACCAAATGTCTGTGGTTTTTTACCAAACGGTTTAATGGTTATTGCATTAACCTTTTCTTTTGCTAATGCTGGTTCGGGAAATCCATCCTCACATTCACACTCAATATCGAGTGATGCAATTCGGATTAATTTAGGATCGTAAGGAATAACTCCTTGGAATTTATCTGCAATGTAAGTGTAAACATAACGATCATATCCGTGGATTTCAAATCCTTTGACGGCACTATATTTCTCTCTGAACTTTCTTGCACCACCCATTGAATTGAGATTGACCATCTCAAGTGGTCTTCCATCTAATGAACGATATGGAGAATCTTTTTTAGTTGGAACGTAATGATTAGGACGATAAGCAACAGACAACTTTTGTTGTTTGTTTCCCTTATATCCTTTGACTAAAATCTTGTCGCGAGTGCGACAGACATTTGTGTAGAAATCCATACTGTTATTATAACACAGTTGGGTCTATTCTACTAGTGTTTTTGGTTGATCTTCTTGAAAATGTTCGCCTAAAACTACAAGTTTATCTGTTGCTTCTGCGATTATTTCAACTTGTGTGTCGATTGCAGATAGAATTTCGGGATGTTCCCCGATACCTGCTGAATTGGTTAAATAAATTTCAATGTTTGCCTTTGCTTCTGCAATTGCACCTTGATACTTTAATTCTAGTGCCTTCACTATAATCGTTCTCATAATATACCTCAATTATCTTTTGTTACCAGTAGCTACTTTGTAACTTGTTTCTAATGCTGGTCTAGGTTCGAAAACCGTTACAACATGTCTATATGGAATCTCAAAATTGTATTCCTTTGCATATGCAGCCCATGGTGCAAAATTTACACTCATAGATTGCGTTTCTTCATTTGCATCTAAAACTAAAATATTACAATCTTCAATTATATATGATAACTTCCACCATGCATTGGTAACAAATCCCATAAGGACTGAACCATTTAATAGTCTTATGCACTTTACTTTTTTACTAAACATTTAATACCATCTCTTGTAATTCTTTTGATCGTCTCCCTACCTGACCAAACCAAGTAGAGTCTTCCATTTCAGTGGCCATTTCACTCCACTCATGTCGTTTTGCACAACCCAACATTTTTTTGAATTTAGAAAGTCGTGGGGCTCCAAGATTAAAACACATATTCACTAGAACATGTTGTATATCTTCGGGTAATGAATAAAATTCTATTGAATCACCAAAGACATGAATTGTTTCAACTACATGTATTGCAAAATCTATTTCAAAATATGCATCAACAATTTCTTGATCAACACTTTGACCTACTGGCCAATCATAATGTTCATCATCTTCTGTGAGTAAATGACCGATTCCTAGTGTTTTTAATCCTAAGGAGTCCTCATAAATCTCTAAAACTTCACCCTCATGTCTTTTTATCTGTCCTTTTAATATCTCTTTGTTCATTCTTTAATTTTTCCTCTAGGAGTTCAACTAAGATATCACCCATTAAGTTGTTAAGTTCTTTATTATTTAGGAGTTCGTCCAAGGTGTCTTCTGACAAAGGTAGTCTTCTAATAGTTCTTTCAAAATTGATATTGGGTTTACCGTGCTCAAATCCAACTTTACCATATTGATAAACCAGTCCTTTCCATTCACCACTAACCAACTCTATCGCTGCATCAGGTTCATTGGGATTTTCTACCACTTGAAACACTTCACCAAATAATTTCATCTTACTCTTCCCATGGAAATACTACCCACTTTCCTTTATTAGGGTGTAAAAACTGGACATCATCATTGTTCGAGCGACCATATAAACATAATTGATTGATGAATTTGGGAAATTCCATTGTTACAATAGCTGGATGAACATCTTTATGAATAAACTCCATAACCGTTTTCATTGTATAACCTGTATCATAGATATCATCAATCAATAATATCGGTGCTATTTGATTTCCTATTTTGTTTAATAACCATTTTGGTTCTCTATCTTTTCCGTCTCTACTTTGAAATCCTATAATACTTAATTCTGCATCTTTTAAATTAGATAGATGTGTTGCGATAGGTAGACTTCCTCTATAAATTCCAATGACATGTTTAAACTCTATATTGTCTGCAATGTAATGTACGTCTTTTTTATATTGTGACCAACTATATTTAATCTTGGAAGAACCCATCTAACGAGCCTCCCCACTGTTCAGAAAGTTTATCCTGACTTCCTTGTAAGGGTAACCATTCGTTAATAAATTGATCATAGTCGTTAATTCTTGATAACCCTCGATCATCTAAAAGAGAAGGATTGTTTACATATTTATCTACATGACCCATGTAATGCTCTACTGTTTGCATAACATTAAAGAATGCTATCAAGTGAGACCCATGATAACCCCTATCGCTATGCCACTGTCTTTTCTTCTCTTTATTCCTAAGTGACCACTTGGTAGATTCATCAATTAAAAAATCGTAATTAGGTATATCAAACGCTTCAAATGCTTCTTTATTCTTCTTATATAAATCACTGAATACTGGGACTAACTGATTACGATAAATCCAGTCATGGTCTTTCTTCGTTGTTGCTGGACTCTCAATATCAATATTAAACCAATTCTCGTCTCTGTATCTTGAAAAGAACCACGAGTTAGCATGAGTAGATGAATCATATGAAACCGTTTTTACAAAACTAAAATACTCAGGTGATATGAAAAAGGGCATCATCATTTTATGTGAGCCCACTCCCAATAAATGTATATTCTCTTTAAGAGATAACGGAATCTCTAAGTCTTTAACTGCATAGATCATTTCCATTCGGTTATCAAGACTTGCACCCGAACAAGCAGACGATAGAGAAATACCATGACACCTCTTTAATTCATCCTCAGTTAACCCTTCAACAATCGTTTCAATATATTCTCTGTATGATTCTAAGTCCTGTCCTTGAACAATAAGTGTAATCCTAGTGTCACTTTCTAATCTGTTAAACACCTCTATTTGTCGTTTAATATTTGCAAGTGTCGATCTTGCAGTCTTACCAATCATATCTCTTGCAAATCGTCTACCAAATGTAGATGTTTTCATTGACCATCCACTATTCGAACCATCAAATTCCACTGGAATATCATCAAAGATCATTGCAATGTCTGAATACTTTGCTTGGTGTTTATAAATCTTATCTTTAATCTCAGGTGTTAATCCTTTCTTTGTTCTTGAAAGTTGTAGACCACCACTGTCTGCATATAGATTATGCCAGGCGTTCAATAAATCGTGCATGGCAACACCATGACTTGGTTCTGTATGTGAATTGAACAACATGGATATGTTTTGATTATCATATTTGTTGTCCATAAAGGTTATCTTATTATTAAGAACCTCTACATAT